TGCAGAATTTTCTTCCTCTGCAATAATATTGTTGAACCATTCAGCCGCTTCTTTTGCGTTAAACCATTTTTCGTTTTTCATACTGTTTTTAAACTCTTCAGCAGTTTTTTTGCTGTGTTTGACGTAAACATCTATGATTTGCTCCGTCAAAGCGTCTAAATTCTCAGCGGATTCTCTGAGCTCGTCTGCGTTCCCAATAACTGCTATGTATGGAAAATGTATCATAATAAACGAATTTGAAGGCATATGCACCGTATCGCCTGCAAGAGCAATTACAGAAGCGATAGAAGCAGCACACCCGTCTATAAATGTGTTTATTTTTGCTTTACATCTTGAAAGAATGTTGTATATCGCGAATCCTGCAAATACATTTCCACCGGCACTGTTGATATGCAGATTAATCTCATCCACATCTTCGCATTCCTTAAGAGCCTCAATAACATCAGTCGGGCACTTATCATCGTCTCCCGTCTTCCACCCTTCGTCAGCTACTATGTCGCCATAAAGATATAAATCCGCCGAAAATTTAGTCTTGTTTTTAATTTCAATTGCCACCCTCACCACCTCCTTTCGCTGAATTAATCGGCATCATATTACCATTTACAAGATATATCTTTCCTTCACCGTTCGGCAGGTTCGGCATATCTTCTTTTTCACGAATCTCATCGGCATTCATAAACCCATTCTGACGTGCTTTCGCGTATCCTTCCATACGGGTAGCAAAATCAGCTCTTAAAAGCACATCAACGTTGAATTTATAATAATAACCGTTCTTTATCTGTTCATCACTTAACTTTTTATAGGTCATTTCCTGCTCCATAATGGTAAGCAAATACAGAAGAGTATCCGCATAAAATGCTCTTTGCTGCGCCTCGGAGTTTGCGTAGGAGGACTTTTCATAATCATTAATCTGGTTAGGTTTTATTCCAAACGCCGAGGCGATTTGCAAAGCTGTATATTTTCTGATTTCGTTAAACTGCGAATCCGCAAGCTTCATATCAAGCGGATTCAACTTTATCCCTGCAGGAACAGGTATAAAGTTGATACCCGAATTACCGTCAATTGCAGTCTCGAATGTCGATATAAGTTTTTTTCTGTGTCCTTCCGAAAGTTCTCCTGTATATTCTACAGCTACCTTGCCTGTCATTCCTTGTGAATATAAATCATTTAAAAATTCCTGACCGCTCACGCTTCCATCTATTGTCGTTCTCAGAATATCAAGTATCGACATTCCTGTTATGCCGTCAAACGACAGTGAGGTCCTGAAGTGCAAAATCTCATCTTCAGAAAATTTATACACAGTCCCGGTCTTCGGTTCATGATACACATACCACAAGCCGCCGCGATTTGTTAAAATCTTTGCATTGTCATCGTATATTCTTACATATCTCGAATCAAGCAAATCAAGACATTTCTGACTTTCATTTATGTACGAAAAAGCATTTCCGTAATGGTACATATTGATTACATTAGTTGCATAAAACTGCGCCGCTGTCATGTGCTTGTTTGGTCGTAGTTTAAGCAGCTGATAATCCTTCAGTTCAGTAGCTTTTCGTATTCCCTTATCTGTATCCTGGTAAAGCTTAAGCGGTAGCTTTCCAACAGATTCAGCCAATGTTTTTAGGCATACCATATAAGTAATTTCCGAAAGAGCACCTTTTGAATTTCCGTATTTTCGCCAAAAATGCGGGTCGTTTATATCAACAGCATTGTCACTTGATGCTCTGTTGAATATCTTTTTTATCCCATCAGCTAATTTCATTATTTCATCCTTTCTATCTCTTCAAAATAACTTTCCATATATGCGTTATAATCAGGATAATTCTCATCATGTGTATAACAGCGTGTATGTGCAATTATAAGAGCCTGAGCCGGGTCTATCTTAAATGACGATTTTGATTTATCCGTTTTGACATTTCCGGCATGATCTGTTGTAATCACTACATTTCCTACTGCCCATTTAAGCACGGGGTCACCATAGTGAGTTATTTTTTTATTATTAATAACACCCTCAAGGTCTTTAATCGGCTCTGACAACGTCTGATATCCTTGCCTTACCTCTACAACGGTAAATTCTGCCGATAAGTGAAGCTCCACTTGACTTGCACTCCATGGGTCAAGGCAAACTTCGAGCGCTTCATACATCCTGCTCCATTCTCTTACCAATTCTTCCACATAGTCATAGTCAACAATACTTCCGGGCGTTGCCGTTATATATCCTGCTTTTATATAATCTCTGTAAGGCACCTGATGTGCTTTTGAAAGCTCGTCTATCTTGTCTTCCGGCATAAAGCTATGATGGATGCACGCATACGCATTTTCACCGAGCGGAAATTCTGCCACGGCAGAGCATAAGTCGTTTCGGTTAGCTAAATCGAGTCCAATGTAACATTTTTTACCGACAAGCTTTTCTTTTTCAATCAAAACAGGACAATTATTATAGTTGTACACATTTGCCCATCCTCGTCCTGATGCTATCCACATGTTAAGTTTTTTAACTTTAAAATCAATCTGCAGACTTGCCGAATTTTTAGCAGCGTTGCACATTGAAATCATGTCGTCAATAAAAACAGACACACCGATGTTTGGATTTGCTTTTATCCATACGTCAGGATTATCCCATTCATCGCCCTCATCAAGCTCTGCAATGTAAATAAATACATCGTCCATTTCCACAGTGCCGTTAAGCACGTTCTTATATACGTCATATAGTGACGTTTTACAAAAACAGGTAGGAACAAATCCTGCTGTAGTTCCTACGCCGATGAGCGGCTGCGTTCTCGAACCCTTCGCAGAGTTTAATACATCGTAAACATCACTTGTCTTATGAGCATGAAGCTCATCTATAAGAGCTAAATGCACATTCAATCCGTCGAGCTTTCCTGCATCAGATGATACAGGTCTGAAAAAAGAGTTCATTTCATCGAATGAAATATTTCTTGTGTACACAGTAAGAAGCTTGCTGAGCTGTTCGGATTTTTCGACCATTCTTTTAGCCTCGTCAAAAATAATCTTTGCCTGGTCTCTGCTTGTCGCTGCCGAATAAATCTCAGCACCGTCTTCACCGTCACATACAAGACAGTAAATTCCGATAAAAGCCATAAGTGTTGACTTACCGTTTTTACGGGCAACCTGTATATAAAAATATCTAAACCGCCTCGTATCATCTTTTTTTCTTTTCCACCCGAATACAGAACCGACAATAAATTTCTGCCAGAGCTCCAATTTAAGAGGCTGACCTGCCCATTTACTGCCTTTTGTAAATACACAAAACTTTTCAGCAAATTCAAAGCAGTATTCCGCTTCAGCTTCATCGAAGTAATAAGGATAATCTTTTCTTTGTTGCTTTTTTAAATCATTAAGATGTCTCCTGCAGGCTTTTTTCACGCTGTTCCCGGCTTGTATCTCTCCGGCTAAAACCATTTTCGCATATTTAGTAACAGCGTTCATCTCATCACCTCGCCTGAATTATAACATAAACAACCTGGGAAAAAACGGACAACTTTTCAGATAAAAAAATAAAAGCCGTAAAAACGGCTTATCTATCACAAAAAATAACACAATTTTTTTTAAAAAAATCAAAAAAATTCCAAAAAAACGCTTGACAAACCACCATTTTAGTGGTATAATATATATAGAAAGTGAGGTGAGAACATGGCAAAAGGTAAAAAAAAGAAGCCTATAAACCAAATGCTCCAACAAGCGGTGATAGACTTCTTAATCGGTGTACTGCTAATCATTATCGACAAAATAATTGATTAAGCAATAAATAAGGGTGGGAATCTCTCACCCACCCTTATTGTACCTTATTTTTATCATTTTGTCAATAGTTATGATACTAAAATTAGGTATATTCTTCATAGCAATTGCAATTGTCAAATTTATAATCTATCTGATAGGAGAAAAGCCATGGGAAAAGAAATAGCAGCTGCCCGTCGTCAGGCAGGACTTACACAGTCAAAAATGTCAGAGCTTATGGATATTCCGAAACGCACCATTGAAAATTGGGAATCCGGAAAGTCCGTTCCTCCGCCATATGTAAAAAGACTTGTAATAAATGAATTAAACCGAATTTCATTAGCAACAAAAGAATTATAATTTTTACGAAGCAAAAAGACTATTCAGACAAGCCCTTTGTTCTGAATAGTCTTTTTTTAAATAGCTATGAGTATTAATTTTTCCCGGAGGTATAACCGGTATGTATATTATACCATTTTGCAAGCACAAAGTCAATAACTTTAAAAAATTACTATTGACACATCATTTTTTTTGTGATATAATAATACCAACAAGGAAAACAGCTTTAGTTGTTTCCACAAGTAAAATGTTTTATTTAAAACCGTCTACTTGGCAGAGTAGGCGGTTATTTCTTTATGTAAATTATAATTATCATCACTAATAAAGTAAAAGATATTATCTCTTCCATAACAAACACCTCCTTCCGGTAGGTGTCGGAAACAACCGCCGCCGTTTTCCTTGTTGGCATTCATATTATAACACATTTTATATTTTTTGTCAATCAAAGGGTTTTAAGCTCTGTTTTTTCTCTTAATAAATTCCATCACACTATTTTCATTGTTTTCGCTTTCAATCACCGCAAGCCCGTTTCGTGCAGACGGTGTAAGTCCAAATTCCCTTGCAAGCTCAACAACGTGCTTACGTGCAGAATTTGCAATTCCCACTTCAGGAATTTGCATAATATATCCTTTAGAAGTTTCAAAAGTAATCTCATTACCATTTTCCGAAAGTCTGACCTGCAAAGCCTTTTCGGCAGTCACCCAAGCAGAATAAGCACTACAATAAGCTCCAAAAGCAGCAATGTCTGCTTCAGTAACAAGCTTCTTACTCTGAAGCTTAGGTGCAAGCCTTTTCCATTCTTTTTTCGCCACCTTGTCAAGATGCGCCGGAGGCTTAACATCTTTTGCATTTGAACCATTCCTTTCATCCTTATCATCATTGCCTCTCTTTATTTCGACCGCTGTTTCATCAGATTCAAAATCAACGCTGGTAATCTTTCCTTTAGACGGATTGCCATGCAGTCGTTCAATCTCCGCAGGCTGCCGATGCGGACCGCGCTTCCCCATAAAAAGCACCTCACTTTCAAACAAATTCAAAATTCCAATGAAGTCAAAATCTTAACGCTTCAATTCAATCTCTTTCAAAAAAACTTAACACTTCAATTCAATCAAAAAAACTCTACCCCCACCCAAAAACTCCCGCTCGTGTATAATGTATGGGCTTTCCGGTCTACATAAGTCAGTCAATACTTTTTTACTCCCCCCTACCCTTAGCGACTACTTTATGGCCGAAGCCACCGTCTTCTGTAGCTGTCTTTTTATTATGACAAGAATGGCATAGCGCTTGCCAGTTGTCAGCATTCCAAAACAAGCTCATATCACCTTTGTGTGGTACGATATGGTCAACACATTCTGCTTGAACATACTCACCTTTTTCAAGACATTTAACGCAAAACGGATGAGTGGCCAAATAACCTTTACTTGCCACTTGCCACTTTCTTCCGTAGCCTCGTTTAGCGGCGCTCTCTCTTTTTTTATCATAATTCCTGTTAAGTTCCTGATGCAATTCGCAATATCTTTCACTTGTTAATCTGGTGCATCCGGGCTTGTTGCATTTGTGTGCTATTTTTCCCATTTTATTCCATTTTTACATTAACATATCTATTGGTTTGTTAAGCTTTAAAAAATTTTTTCTTTCCTATTAATCCACCAAAAAAACATGAAAATAATTTACCTTTCATAATTATGTTAAATTTTAAAATTTATCATAGCATTTTTTACTGTCTCACTTGTAACTCCGATGTACCTCAAAGTGTCCGACATATGTTCATGATTAAACCAAACCTGCAACGTTGCAATATCCTTTGTCTGCTTATAATAATGATAACCGCAAGTCTTTCTTAAACTATGAGTTCCGACATTCGGAATTTTGAAACGTTCTGCAGCTTCTCGGAGAACCTGGTATGCTCTTACTCTTGAGATAGGCTTATACTCATTGTTTTTATTAGGAATCAAAGCTTCATCCGGAGTTTTCCCCTGGCAGTAGCTTTTATAAGCTTTCAACAATTCTGGATTATATGCTACAGTAATCTCTTTTCCGGTCTTGCTTTGCCTGAATTTACATTCTTTTTTATTTTTCACATCACCGATTTTCATTTTTAGAATTTCATTAATTCTAAGTCCTAAGTATATTCCGGTGATAAACATTATGTAGTATTTTTCATTTTTTTCATAAAGATATTTTTTCATGGCATAAACATCTCTTTTATCTCTGATAGGTTCAACGGTTTCCAAAGTGTTCACCCCTCTTCAAGTATCTGTCGTGAATTTTGCGGCAGGAATCGGCTGTATTCGTTCCGATGCGGTTCGCAATCTGCTGCCACTTCATGCAGCGTATGTATTTATATTCAAAGATAAGCCTGGTAAGTGGGTCTGTTATATTTTCAATGAAATCCATAATCTCATCTGTTTCTTTTATGATTTTATCCTCAAGTCGTCTTATCTTTTTTTCAAGTTCTTTCGCTTCAACACCTTTTAATCTTTTCATCACTTGAAGTTGTTCTTGGTGAAAAATCAACTCTTTATTCAAATAAAATAAACGCTTAAGCTTTACACTGTCCATCATACAATCCTCCTTGACAAAGTGCGAAAATGATGTTATAATATAGTCAACTACTCTTATTTATTAATTGCCCGGAGGTTTTTTTGCTTCGGGTGATTTTTATTTAAATCCTTTTATTTTTTCACAAGTACCATGTGAGCACTTTGCACGTTTGCAATTCAAGCAAATTTCAATCGTTTTATCTGTCCTTTTGCTATAGTTATCTTTTTTATATGCACCTTTTCCACTGGATTTCAATCTTTCATTCATTCATCAGCACCTCTTTCTTTTGAATTGCGATTTTACTGCATATTCATTAGTTTGCGGTATTCTTTATCAGCTTTTTGTGCTTCTTTCATAAGGCTATCCGCTTTCTTCAAAATATCCATTGGAACATCAGCAAACTTTTTACCTTCGTATGGTTTTAGCAACTGTGCATATTCCTTACTTTTTGAAAAAGCAATGTCGGCAAACTTTCCTGCTTCATCTATCTTTTTCATTTGCCTTTGATGTTCAATCTCCGAAAGTGCTCTGTTAATGTAATAACTCAAATTGAACATATAATTCTTTTGTATATATTCTATCGCAAACAACAATTCATCTTTAGTGCATTGTTTTAAAGTCATATTATCACTCCTTCTTTCACATCTGCAATATCAAAAACAATCGCTTGACAATACAAAGAGCCATCTTCATCATCCCAAATGGAAAAACTTTCGTGTGGTATATTTGTATCATAAGTCCATGGAATATCTGCTCTGCACCATACGGCATCAATATAAAATCCATTTTCTTCGTAAACTCTACCGCCGTCATTACAACCGATTTCATCTTCTATTGCACCTCTAAATTCTGCACAATCATCAGAATATCCAAAAACAATAACAAATCCATTGTCTTTTGCAATTTCTTCTTCGGTCGGGTTTAATTCGTAAAGACGATATACTTTGCCGGTTAAGCGATATTTTTCTATACGATTTATAAAATCTTTTATTGTCATTCCTGATTACCTTCTTTCTTGGTTGCAAGTGGTACGGAATAATCCTTCGCTATTTTTTCAAACCTGAACGTTTCTGTATGTCGATAAACTGTACATGGTTTAATTGACATTATAATCATATCTTCTTTAACATAGGTTACATCAGGCAATACATAGTCAACATATACAAGACAGCTATTTCCTGTGTACTTTTGTCCATCATGTTCATTCAATGCCAATAAATCACCTTCTTGAAAAGGTCTATCATTTTTTCGTATCTCAAATGTTTTTTTGCCACTAATTACATCAGCGAAAAAAACAGGTAAAATCTTTAATTCATGTATCATCACTCTGCACCGCCTTTCAACAGTTCAGGATTATCATGCACATTACCTATAACTTTACATTCATCGGTTGAAATAAAATGAAATAATCCGACTTTGTTCGGATTTCGTTTCATAAAGCATCCTCCGGAGAAAACAACTTCAAAAACTCCAACCCTGTCAGCAGAAATGCCTATGTAATGAGGATTATAAAACACCTCTAAAATATCTCCTTCAAAAATCAGGGTGCCATTTTTATCAGGCAATCCAATATACTGCCCTGCACTATCTGGAATAATTTCGCCCTTTCCATATATGTAAGGAATTTTTCTTTCACCGTCTTGCAAATTTACAAGATCACCATACACCCATTCGCCTTTATGGTAATCACCATTATCAGTCTTAATTTTACCTCTAAATATTCTCTCGGTCATTTTCTCTCACCATCTTTCTCGTCTTCTTCATACATAGTGCAGCTCATATCTAAATTAATTACCGTATTTCCTGTAAATTCAATTTTCAAATTTCCCTCGTCATTTGATAGTATCAACGCGCAATTGTTCAACGAAAATATAAACACGTCACCATCTTCCAGTTTAAAATCATCACCATGAAGACTTCTTAATTCTTCAATCGCTCTCTTAATAACTTCTTCTGTATTAAACAATATCGTCACCGCCTTTCAAAATCCGTATTTCATCACAAGGTAAGTACAAACAATAATGGTTATAGAATTTATTATGTAGTGTATTAATTTTATTTGATATGGTTGCATTATTCCTCACTACCTTTCTCGGTTGTGCATCCTGTATACAATGAACCATCTGCATTTAGTTTTGGCGTTATTCCTCCTCCTGCACACATATACCAAACGCCCGTATCGACATCTTTTATTTCATAAACAAAAACAGAACCTGAATTTACTAAAATTCTAAAATCGGTATTGTCTCGTCTTTCTAATCGTCTTCCGCCTACACAAGAACAAAGCATAATACATATTGCTATTATAGCAAAAATCGAAATTATCTTTTTCATTTTCCTTCACCCTTCTTTCTGTACACTGTTTTTATTTTTTTATTTGCCTCACTTTCTAAATCATACACATTTCAGGTAAATTTGCTCTCACAAGAGCTGCTACCGTAGGTGGCGTTACTGCATTTCCGCACCTAGCAACCTGCTTTGTTTTTGGATATTCATTGCCATCTGCATCATGTTCTATTATGTAATTCTCCGGAAAACCCTGTGCATTGAATAATTCTCTCGGTTGTAGCATTCTCATTCTTATGTCAGAAATTACATAATCTTCTCCATGAATTGTAATTACCGCAAATTTGTCCTTTGTTGTAATTGTATCGAGTGGTTCACTAATAGGTTTAGCAGCTCCGTTTGAAAAATACTTTACAAGAAACGCCTGAACCTCTGCATGATGTGCACCACTGCATGACACCGTACTTAAAGGCTCGTCCACTCTCTGACCATCCATATTATTTCTCATAGTCATTATATGAGTTGTGACTAAGCTATTGTGATCTGTAGCCGTTACAGTGTCTAATGGCTTTTTTAATTCACTTCCTGCACCTTTATAACCTCCAGCATAATTCTTCATAATATGAGCCACAGATAATGCATACCGTGGTGCAGTATCAATAGTCATTACAGGTGCATTGAGTTCCTGACCCCTTGTTTCATTTTTATTTTGTTCGGTATGATATTGAATTAGGCTCGGTGCGATCAAATAATTGCGATTTCCTGTTGTAACAGTAGGAAGAGGACTTTCGACATTTGCGCCAATATTGTTTGTATTATTACACATTATAGTCGGTATAACGACACCATATCCATGTTTTGTAGTTACAGTTTTTAATGGTTCGTCTATACTCTGCCCTCTGAAATTATCGCCTGAGTGATTAACCGTAACAATAAAAGGTTCTGGATTGTCTATAACAAACCTCTTTATACCTCTTGCAATTCTCTTAAGAGTGTTTTCAGCAAGCGGCTTTTTTCTTTCAAAAATGCTTTGTGTCGGAATTGTCCAGTCTATGCATTCTGCTGCTGTTTTATACGGTTCGCAAAGGCCTGTCTTTACCTCTTCGCTGTCTTTATCCGCATGCGTATGCTCCGGCCATGTAATTTCATTACTATCACATCGAGCAATCATATAAAGGCGTGTTCTTGTAGTGGGTGCTCCGTAATCGCATGACTTTAAAATCTTAGTTTCTACTCTATAGCCTAAACCTTTTGAAATTTTATCAGCTATTTCAGATTTAACTGAAATAGCAAGAGCTTCACACATTTCTTTAAATGCAGGATGTTCTCTATCTATTCCATTGCTTAAGCAGTTCACAAACGCCTTAAATGTCTCACCCGACCTTTCTTTTATCGGCTTGCAGCCTTCTCCTAATGGTCCCCAAGTCTGTATTTCAGGAACATTTTCAAGCATTATCACTCTCGGTCTGACAGTGGCCGCCCATCTGACAGCAACCCACGCCAAACCTCTTATATTTTTATCAACCGGCTTGCCACCTTTCGCTCTTGAAAAGTGCTTACAATCCGGAGAAAACCATGCAAGTCCTACCGGATTACCTTCGCAAGCTTCTATAGGATCTACCTCCCAAACATTCTCGCAATAATGCTTTGCATTCGGATGGTTCACCTTATGCATCGCTATAGCATCAGGATCATGATTTATAGCGATGTCCACACTACGTCCTACAGCTATTTCAATCCCGGTAGAAGCACCACCGCCACCGGCAAAATTGTCAACTATTAGTTCTTTCATCTTATCAATCCAATCTAAATTTAATTCACATACTCTAAATTTGAAAACTTCATACACTGCGGTTTAAAGAATAATTTAATAGTTCCGGTCTTGCCTTCTCTGGCCTTTGCGATTATCACTTCCGTTACGCCTTTTTCAGCCTTATCAGGATTATAATAATCGTCTCTGTAGAGAAACAAAACCGTATCAGCATCCTGCTCAATTGCTCCGGACTCTCTCAGATCTGACAGGACCGGTCTTTTGTCCGCTCTGGTATCTACACTTCTTGAAAGTTGTGACAGTGCAACAATCGGGCAGTCAAGTTCTTTTGCAAGAAGCTTCAGTCCTCTTGATACTTCCGAAATGTCATTATTTCGATTTTGGGAAGCATGATGGATGGTAATAAGCTGCAGGTAATCAATAATCACGCATCCGATTGTTCCATACTTTTTTTTCAATGCTCTGCAGTAGCTTTTTATGTATGATACAGTAATAACCGCCTTGTCGCAAACATCAATGTTTCTGCTACAAATGTTGTTCATAGCGTTTGAGATTTTTGCAAAATCCTCTGTTTCGAGAGTGCCGAAACGGCATTTTGAATAATCAACTCCTGATATTCCTGACATCATTCGCTTAACAATCTGCTTGTCCGACATTTCAAGCGAAAAAAACACTGTAAGTTTATCTCTTGATACGTATTCACCAATGTTTATAGCAAAGGCCGACTTTCCCATCGCAGGCCTTGCTCCTATGATGATAAAGTTTCCATTTTCCAAGCCTCCCACTGCTGCATCAAGGTCTATAAATCCTGTAGGTGCTCCGGGAAGCATTCCATGATTTTGAGAAGCTGAGACAATTTCATTATAGGTGTCAATTGCAATATCATTTATGCCCTTATTAACTTCAACGTCGTCAAAATCAAGCTTTCCCACTTCGTCCTTGACAACATCAATTTTATTTTTTGAGTCACTTGCAACCTCATAAATTTTCTTTGCGTTCTCGATGCACTTTCTGCGATATGATAAATCTTTAAGAATCTCACAATAATGGTTTAAATGACTCGTTGTAACGGTCATACTTACAAGCTCTGATATGTAGCTCATCATATGCGGCAGTCTGTTGGATAAAATAATAACATCCAGTGCCTTGTTTTCTTCGTAGATTTTCAGAATTTCCAAAAAAACCTCCGCATTTACCTTGTCATAAAAATCAGCTTTACACAGCTGATAATCATTTATACAGACATCAACGCAGTCTTTTACAATAACAACTCCCAATACTGCTTTTTCAGCTTCCAGATTATACAGATGTTCCTGTGTCATAATTCAACCTCAACTTTCTTTTACGTTCCTCAAGCTCTGGATCCGCTTCAGCAGAATATGTCTTCTGTACTGTAGATTGCGGAACTTTTGGAACAACGCTTTTCTTGTCAGAGTTCAATTTGTCCACTACCCAGGTAAGTATAGCACGATAATCAGACTTGTACGTCTTTCCGGATGAGCCTTTATAGTTATCAAGTATCTCAACAGCTCTGTCCGCTCCGTCTTGTCCTAATTTTGAGACTAACTTTCCATACTCCGCCTCAGTGATTTTTACATTTTCAAACTCTTCACCGTTTTTGCCTTTTATATATTTATATATATTATTATATATATTATTATATATATTGTTATTATGAGGGGCGAACTTAAGTTCGGGGGTAGGCGAACTTGAGTTCGGGGTAGGGCGAACTTCAGTTCGGGGTATGTCTTCACGTATCTCTTCTTTTTTCGGTTCAAAATTAGCCAAAAAAATCCGTCTTGTATTCTTTTCAATCTCAATTTTGATATATTTTTTGTCTGATAATTTCTTCAATACTTTTTGAACTCCGCGTTCTGATATTCCAAACAAATCAATAAAGTACTGATTTTTCGCATAGCAATAACCTTCCGCTTCCGTAAGTGCGGAAATCTCGGCATAGAAAAGTTTTTCAGTTGATGAAAGTTCTTTGTCGTATCGTATAAATGACGGTAAAATAGCAAAAAAACCCGGTGTACTACTCATGTCGCTCCTGCTCCTTCATTAATTTTTCGCCTGTAAAATACTGCTCAGTAATATTCACGCTGTACCCTTGATACTTCGCACCGTTTTCTTCTTTGGTGTAAACGCTCAGATAACCCTGTACAGCAATCATGTTGCCTTTTTTGAAGTATTTTTTTATAAAATCAATATTATGATTGTGCCATGCCACACACTTGATAAAATCAGCTTTATCCTTGCATCCTGGCTTTTGTACAGCCAACGTAATACTTAAATAACGCTTGCCGTTATTATCCATTATAACCGGATCAGCAACGAGTCGACCCATCAGAATAATCTTGTTCATTTTTCGCTCTCCTTCGTAAAAATTTGTAGCAGAAAAAAACATGAAAAATCATGCCTTCATGTCTGCACTTAAAATTAGGTACATTAACCGGACTGTCACCTGTGTAATTGTCGCAGTTCTGACAGCCCATCATGAATTTTTCTTCCCGGTTAATGCGTTTTGACATTTTTATTCGACGTCCCAGGTGTACGGTTCTGCACCGCATATATCTTTTATCCTGCATCCTGCGCAGTCTTCACGTTGCATTTCTTCTGTACAGAAATGTTTTAAAACCTCTGCAGCTTCTAAAGCTTTTTGATAATCTTTTTCTCCCATAACTAATCATTCTCCTTAATTTTCTTTTTATTTCGGTCCTGTTCTTGCAGTACCATTCCTTTATATCTCTGGCAATGTAACCGTAACCGAATCCGAACAATGCCATAAAAAAGCATATTTTAAACATCATAAAAATCACCTCTTGACTTTTTTATTAAGATGTGATATAATACAAGCGTCTTTTGTATTTATCCCTGGAGCGATGGCAGTCGCAAAGGGGACTTTTTTTATACTTAAAATCACATCTGTCACCACCTAAAAAACAACATCCTTAATTCCTAAAGCTTCAAGCCATTTTCCGGTAAAAATGATATACCTGTTTCTTTTTTCATCATTTCCTCTGATAATCGTACCTGGAAAACTGCCCGTTTCAATCATATCAATCAAAGTTTTCGGAGAAACATCTGCCATAGCAGCGCAGACATCAACCGGAACCGTGGATGGATAAACAGTAAATATGTATTTAAACACATCTTTCATTTCATCTGCACTCCCTGCATTCCCACGCATTTCTCTGATTACACTTAACAATCCGTCCATTTTATCATCCTTTCTAAAAATTCCCTTTTTTTCGCTTAATTGCAAATATTTTAAGTTCTTCTGTTACGATGCTTATCTTTTCCAACGCCGAAATCATACTTTCCAAAACCGGCAGCTCCTCATCAGATATAACGCCGTCCTCATCCAGGTCAAGAATGGTAGTTTGAATTTCATTAACATTTCTGAGAGCATGAATAAGCTTGACTGTAAGCCTGTCAATTTCAGAAAGTTCCAAAACCTGCCTCTTGTCGCCGAGCGGACATTCGTTTCTGCAGTAGTAACTTTCAAGCTCAGGAGCATTATACAAGTCCGACATAAGCTTAACCTTTTCAACCGGCACGACTTTCGTCAAACCAAGCTCATAATCTGTTAAACTTGAAACTGAAATATTAAGAAGTTCTGCTGCGCCTTCTCTGCTATTTAGTTTTTCGTTGTATTTTGCCGCGGCTTTTCTGCATTGACAATATATATTACCTGCCGCTTTTGTAGGGTTGATTCCCATTGATATTACCTCCCGGATGTGATAAAATTTAAACAGTAGAAATGTTTAAATATGCACCGATTTTAGCTTTAATGTCCTCATTTATAAGCTTACCATTAAGGACTATAGAAATATAAGTTCTTGAAAAGCCGAGTTCATCTGCCAAGTCTTTCACGGTCATATTTCTTTCTATCAAAGCTTTCTTAGCTTCCTTTGTAAAATTATAAGCTTCCATATCTCAAATCCTCCTTTCAAAAATGTTGACAAATTCCGTTTTATATGGTAAAATGGAATTTAATAAATATTATTAATAAGTGTTTTTAACACTTAATTGAATTATATCACCATATATGGCGATTGTCAATGGATTTTCGCCATCATTGGCGAATTTTAGGAGACTTAAACAAAATGGATACTGAAAATTTATACACTTCGCCATATGTGGCGAGTAACATCAAAAAATATGCAAAAACAAAGAACATAGCTTTAAAAGACATTCTTACAGCTTGCGAATTAGGTTCTAATACTTTTTCACATATGTTGCACAATAAATCAATAGCCTTTGATAGTCTCGCAAAAATAGCCGATTACCTCGACTGCTCGGTAGATTACCTGCTCGGCAGAACCGATAACCCGGAGATTAACAAAACCATTCCCGAAAGGGGGTGATTTTGTGGACGTTAATCAATTAGAACAGGCGCTTGATAATATTTTAGAAGATTTCAAATCCGAATTTAAATCTGAGGACGTTGGAAATTCTTCCAATGCAACAGCTGCAGATGTTTTCAATGTGGCATATCAAACATTATGCACATTGAAAAATTTCAAGAAAGAAATTATCAATTACCTGAAACAGAATGAATAACGCACTGAAAGACTGTTGACTGCGACCAACAGCCGACAGTCTTTTAACTACTCAACCAACTGCGAATACCATGGATTTGGCTTAAAAGTCTCTGACAGCCTATTATTAACTTTTTTCAAAATACACGATGCTTCTTCATTGGTAAATTGATTTGTTTTGAGAAGCAAATGTATTTCATCAGCTATTTCAAGCATTTTTGGAGTTGCTTCACTTATATACATACTCACACCCCCATATAAATTCAATGTAAATAACGCTTGTAATTTACATCTGATTGAATTGTATCACCTTATTAGGGGATTGTCAATATTAAATTCACCTTTTTAGGGTAATTCTGCATTTTAAACAAAGAAAAGGAAT